TAATCGAGCCGTACTGAAGCATGTGCTCGATCATGTCATCCGCAGACACCAGGCCATCATGATCCGGCATTGCCTCGGCTGCTAGCTCCACCGACTCGTCGAAGTCAGAACGAGGGATCGTTTGCCCTGGGACGTATGACCTCCCGTTCCCATCCAGAAACGGGAGGTTCACATACGTCAGAGCCTTGTACTCGTCGGCCATGAGTTACTCGGAGGCAGCCGACATCTTGGCCTCGAGACGATCGACGACACCCCGGCGCGGCTCGTTGTCCGTTGCCAGGTTTTCTGCGTCGAGGACCTTCTCGATGCTTGCGAGGTCGTCTGCTGCCAGAGCCACCGTTTGCTCGACGTTGAGCTTCTCGTTGCGGATCTTGTCGGCCAGTTCCTCGACGGACAAGTTCCCGGCCTCTCCATCCGCAGGCGAGATGTGGGGCAGATTGTGCGGTGCGGTCTGACCACCGCTGCGGAGGTAGTAGACCTGATCCGCATCGGTCCCCGCATAGGTGCCGGCACGGATCTTGTCTGCCTCCTCATCGGTGTAGAATGCGTCCAGGTCCTCACCGCGCTTGACGTAGTCCTCGTTGGTGATGTCCACGTCGTCCCCAGCGATGTTGATGCGCTCCGTGAGCACATCCGGCCCGCTGGGATCGACAGGATTGGGTGTTACCTCGAACCACGTGAAGAGACGATGCTTGATGATCTTCTGTGCCATCGCTCCTCCTAGGTGAGTCCGGTTGCCTTCAGGACCGCGAACGCATTGTTCGCGTACATCACAGGCCGGACGCTCGACTGGACCCATGTCTGCTGCTTGCCATTCGGGTCGCGCCAGGTCTCCGTGCTGAGCGGTGCCTCGATCCGCATCTCGCCGACCTGACCCTCCGAGACCGCGTAGGAAGAGCCAGCGGTCATGCGGTTGGTCACGAACAGATCGATGTCATACGAGTCGAGCAGTGCGGCGAGCTTGTCGCCGTAGATCCCCTCGAGATTGAACATCTCGTTCGGATTGAGGATCCACAGGTTGTAGTCCATGTCCATCTCGTCCTGCTCGGCGATGAGATCCGCCTTGGCGAAGTCTCGTGCCGGGAACAGTGGCCAGTTGGACCCAGCCGAGTAAGTCGTGTTGACGCTACCCCAGCTGACGCCGGTGAACGTGCGTGAGCTCGCCGTGATGAATGCCTCCAGGATCTGCACACCGCGCTGGTTGATCTTGCGCACGATGGTGTTGCTCAGCTGGCGCATCGCCTTGGTGAACTCCGAGATCTGGTTGCGATCTCGCGCTTCGTCGAGGAAGTAGAACTTGCCGCCCCACTTCTCGACGACCGCCGCTGCAGGAGCACGGCGGCTGAAGCTGACAACTGGGAACTCTGACCCCGGCTCGACACGCTGGATGTCGCGGTCCATGTAGTAGTCCGGCGTGACCACCACGTCATAGACCACGGCTCCGCCCGTGACTCCTCCCGCTGACGTGAACACGCGGTCCACGAAGAACCGCTGCCTTGTCAGGTCGAGGACCATTGGGGTCAGAACCCGCGTGGGGTTTTGCAGCGCGATGTCGATCTGGAAGATCGTTCCAGAGAACGACGGCGGTGCCAGCGGGTTCATGACGGCACCCGGATATGGCGCAGCAGCGACTGCGGGAGGACCTTCCCACCGAGCAGCGATGAACTGCTCGGCGTCGCGGAAGCGCATCCGCTCGAACTCCGGATCCATGCGACCCTCGGCGACAAGCGTGGCCATGGTATCGTCGCACACCATGACACGTGGGCCGTGGTCGATCTGGAGAACGGCAGGCTTTCTTGGCTTCATCCTTCCCTCCCTTCTACGCCTTGACGGATGGGCTGAGTGGGCCAAGTTCGACAACGACGTCGACGCCTGCAGCGCCGGCAGCTGAACGAGCTTTGCCCACGACGACATTGGTGGCTGCCGCCGGAACGACACGACCGGAAGCATCGACAGTCAGAGCATTGCCGATGGCGACCGCCGCACCTGCGGTGACGGGTAGCACGGTGCCCTCGCCGGAAATGAGGACTGCCTTGCTCCCGCTCGCCACGTCCCAGCTGATGACGCCGCTGGCCTCGCCAGCAGCCGTCGGAGCAGCAGGACAGACGATGTTGCCACCGTCACCGGCAGCAAGCGGATCGGGTGCCAGAGCAGGGCCAGAACCCTGATAGCCGGTGAGCGGACCGGCAAACGTCTTGCCGGTCATGGCGTAGCCAGCATGCACTGTGCGCTTGCGAGTGTACGCTGCCTCGTAGTAGGTGATGCACTCGTTGTTCACGCCATCACCGCCTTGTGTAGTGCCCGTCCGCTGAGATGCGCGAACGCTTTGGTGCCGAACTGGCGGCGACCAATGCGTCGTGCTCCTGCTGCGCACGAACCTCGGGGAACAGCTGAGCAGACCACTCGCTCACCTGGTCCGGTGACAGGAAGTCTGACCCCTCCTCGCCATTGCCGGCAGCCGCCGTTGCCCGCAACTCGACAGGGATGAGACCGGGCTGCAGAGACGCAAGCGTCTCCTCACCCTTGGGATCGTGCTCCAGATAGTTCAGCCAGTGATCCTTGCTGGCCGGAGCGATGCGGCCGTCTCTCATCGCAGCGGTCACCAACTCGCCACGCATCTCCTTGCGACGCTCCGCAATGAAGTCACGCGACTCGTTGGTGGCGGCGACAAGTCCGTCGTACTGCGCTTTGTCCACCAGGACTGTTCCCGGAGGCAACGCGCTTGCTGCCACAGCGGCAGGAGCAATGGGCTCCGCCGCAGGAGCAGCAGGCTCTCCGCTGGGCTCTGTCGCGGGCGCTGCGGGAGCAGCAGGCTCTGTCGCTGCCGGTGCCGGGGGCACTTGAGGCTCGACGACGATGCCGGTTGCGGCATTGAGCTCGCGGAGGGTCTCCTGAACCTGCGCATCGGTTGCTTCCGCTGGCAGGCCCAGGCGCTCGCGGATCTGATTGGGATCCATCGAACCTCCTGTGTCGTTGGGCGGGAGACTTTCCTCCCGTGTGTTCCAGCTGGCAGCGACATTCCTGCCGATCGCCAGTGTTGCTGCGACAAACGAAGCAGCAGCCTTGTACGCCTCGACTGTCTCGGGGATGTAGTCAATGCGAACCGGCTGCGGATCGCCGAAGCTGACTGCTCCCTGCTGCGACGAGAAGGACAGCTTGTACAGCTGACCAGACTCGTCATCTTCCACAACGAGCTCGTTCGGATCGACGAGGATGGCCTGGATCCACCACCAGTTTGCATCCTTGTTGTTCGGAACGTAATCGCTGTAGAAGACTCTGCGCACGTCGTCCAGATTCACCGACGCGGCAGTCTTGTCCTTGCGGAACTTCACTGGATCACCTCCATTTGCAAGCAAGAGTGCCGGGTCGATGACAACTCCTTCCGGTATCTCTTCGCCGTAGAACTGAGGAAGATCCTCAAGTACGGAGATGCCCGGCCACGATACACCGAGCAGCGAGCATGCGGAGATCACGAAGCGCCACCGCTTGCCCATTTGACTTTCCAACTGCTGTCCCTCCGGTGCGAAGGCAGGTGCGTTGGTGTATCCTTCGACCGAGCGCGAGGGAAAAGCGGTCGGCATGATATCCGCCAACCACTTCGGAACGCCGACATAGTCGGCGTACACCGTCATGCCATTATCCGACAGACGGAGATTGGTTGCGACGCCGAAACTCGGTGAGCCATCGAAGACCTGGCTGTCGTTGAACCGTGGATCGATGTGGCCGATCTTCAAGCGCGGACGAGGCACACTGCTGTCCTCGTTCGCCGCCATCACGGCATCACGCAGATCTTCCGGGGTGAATGTTTTTGGCCCCGTGCTCAGCGGGTACTCCACACCGGCGTGCAAGATCGGCACGTTTGCTACCGTAACAAGTGCTGGCGCAGACGATGCCATGACATCTGGCTTCCTCCGCCTGAACCAACCGAAGGATGCCTTGACGCCAGATGTCGCAGGGGAACCCGAGGAGGGAGCACCCGACGGGTCCCCTGCGGCTTGTGTCCGTTGAAGAGGCTGTGTGACTCCCGCACCAGGAGGGACGGGATTTGCAGATTCTGGCAACTCTCCTCGCGGTGGCACAACTTGCCCAGGGGCAAGCTCCTGCGGCTGCCTCGGTACGCCAGGACCAACGATGATGTTCGGCCTCGGTGTGCTGCGGCTCGGCAGCTGGTACTTGTAACGGATCGCATTCTCCAGTTCCTCGTCCACGATGATCACACCACGTTGAACAAGCGTGGCTAGCTGATCCACGCCCAGACTGTCCTCACTCGTGCGCTCCCATGTGATCTTCGGGACAAACTCTTCGTCCTCACCGTAGTTCCAGTCCACAATATCTTCGATGACATGCTCATTAGTGGTGTCGCAGTACCATTGCGCAATATGGCGCTGCGCGACCAGGAAGAAGTCCTCAAACGTCTCACCTAGCGCGTAACTGCCGACGTGCGAACCACCCTGGGCCAGATTGGCGAGCATCAGCATGAAACGACGAGCCATACTCTCGTCGTATCGCTTGATCGTTGCGTCGATGTCGGCACTGGAACCCTTGGCGATATGGAGCGAACTGCCATAAGGAACGGCGCCACCGGCGGTCTCGCCGATGCGAAACTGCTGCATCATCTGGCCCAGGTCCTCAATCTCGGTCATCGTTGCACCTTGAGGACCTACAGCATAAGGTACACCGCCGGCACGCTCGTGGTTGATTGCCTCCACGCGCATGAGGCGGTCTTTTAGTAGCCAATCCTTGAAACAGTCGCGCAACATGCTGCGACCATGCCAGTTGTATCCCTCCTGCTGAAAGATGTAGGCTGAGACACGATCAACTGGAATCGGCTCTGCGTAAGACGAAAATGGCGGATTGGGCGACAGGTATGCACGCTTGCTCGCCCACTGGATGACGTTGGCCAGACTGCCATCCTCCTCCACGTTGATCTGCGCAATGGTACGCGGCATGATCGGGAACATCTTCCGCAGTCGCCACTTGCTATCCACGATCTCACCATTCTGCTCGAAGTACATGTGACCGTAGATAGCAGACAACATCGTCTGCAGGACAAACTTGGTGTGACTGAACCTACCCTTCAGGCGTCCCTGGGGCTTGTGGTCCTCGCCCATGACTGGCAGATTCAGATCCTGACTGATCTCGTTCACTAAGGATGCTTTCGCACCGTTTGGATCAATCACGAACCGCAGCTGGCTGATCCCCCACATTACGGACGTTAGTAGGGCAGCCAGCTGCGAGTCCGTGCGCATCTGCTCACACGTCCAGATGCTGTTCGGCCAGAACCACTCTGGCACTGTCTCCTGCAGATCGATGAACATGTGCCATGGGGCCACCTGCCCAGTGGCCGTGTTCAGGCCCACGCCATAGTTGAACGGATCAGCGATGCCGATCAGGTTTACAGGAGGACGTGCTCCCTGACGTGTCGTTGATCTCGGTCTGCCCACAGAAGGCATTTGACTACCAGGTATGGATCAGTTCGATGAGTAGGATGATCGCGATCGCAATCACCGCTACTTCTGTTTTGTTGAGCGTCGTCACTGCGTCGGCCACCTTTCCTTTGTATCCTCGATGTCAGCTGGTGGCTCCGGTTCCGGCGTCTCTGGGTAACGATCACGCCTGTCCCGATCGCCCATCTTATAGCCGACGTGAGCACCGAGGATCCCGAAGATTCCAGAGAACGTTGCCAACAGTACCTGCGTCTCGTTCTCGGTCAGCGATGCAGCATGACTACCGTTCTTGATGGCTCCCCACATCACCCCGGTGATCAGGATGATGATTGAGACCGTAACTCCGACTGCAAGCACGACCGCCACAAAATCAGTAGTCGCCATCTTCCTCACTCCTTGACCCTCACAAACACAGTCCCCTGACTGTTCTTATTGCGCGTACGACGCATGACCTCGCCGCCGTTGGAGTTGTCTGAAGTACTGGTGTTGCCTTCGATGCAAGAGAAGCTCGGCTTGGTCGTCCACTTCTCGAAGATGCCGATGTGGTCGTATTCACCGTTCCAATCCCAGTCGAAGCACACCAGATCACCAGGCTGCGGCTCACTCGTGATCGAGAGACCGCGATAGCCCATTCGCGCGTCGCTAACGACATACGGTACATATGCGTAGTATGACCCCTTCACAAAACTCTTGGTCGGCGCACCACCGGTCTGATCTGCCCAGGTGCAGAACATTGCGCACCACGGGCCGATCATGTTGTACCATTGACTGTACTTCACCTGGTTTGAGTTCGCCGGATTCTCCTTGGTGCCGATCTCCCTGATGGCAGCATTCAGTCGAGCCTGCGCCGCACTGGGGGTTTGCGGGGATGGCGGCGCAGGCTCCTTCCCCTTGAACATGTCCCACGCAGCATTGATGAGCTCGACGGAACGGGCGTCCATCGCCATCTCACCGGCGTGAGGCAGTCCTTTGGGGATCTTGATGCTGCGCAACGTATTGAACGTCTTTTCACCGACCCAGCCCGTGTCCGGCTCCATGTTCTGCTGCCGCTGAATACCAGCGATGCCGGTATCGGGCACATTGCCGGACTTACCGTGACTGAAGTTGTTGCTGAAGTCCTGATCAAACGCCTGCCACTTCCAGCGGCCAGCGCGCGAGACCGTTCTCTTGTACGCTTCGACATCCGGCCCATCGCCCGAATGCTTGTGACCCGGCTCTGCGTCAGGTGGGTACAGAGGACGTGGGAATCCGCGCACCGCCACCATTGGCGCTCCAGGGTACGGTTTCTCCCACCACTCGGCCATGTTACTTCAGCCGCCCTCCGCTCTTCTTGCCCTTGACGGTCTGTGCCCTCGGATTGGTCGGCACAGACTTCATCGGCTGAACCGATGTCTTGCCCTTGGGTGATGCTGGGTGTGCCATCATTCCTCCTACATCTTCTTGGTTAGCAGGTCCCCCGTAAGCGTTGCTGTGCTGGACACACCGCGCATATCCAGGACGCTGACAGCGCTGACAGTGGAAAGGATGGCGGCGTCGGCATGGTCAGGGGAAGGGAGCCCACGCTCACGCATGTCCTCTTTCGTCTCCACATAGATCCGGCCAGCGCTGTCAACGTTCCATTTGACCGACCCGAGTTGGGCGGCCAGGGTCTCATCGTGGGGGTCCAGATCGATGAGACCAGCTTCCATGAGCTCGCGGAACGTCCACCACACCTCTGAGCGCCGGTTCTTGAACTTCGCTGGATTAGCTGCTGCCTGGCTGCCCTGATGCGGGGCAACGTTGAGGCGCTGCTCTCTCAAGCGGTCGTACACGCCGGCACCGACGCCGATGATATCAATCGTAGCCGGTGGCGTGTTGTTTCCGTGTGAGGTCAACCACAGGCGGATCTTACCGGCTGATGTCATGGTGTCAGCCTTGGACCAGCGCTCAGTCAGCCTGATCACGCCATCCCGGTTGCGGTAGATGACCGAATGATCTACTCCGTAGCGCGCGATGTCCACGCCGTAGCGTCCAATACCCAGACCGGGCAAATCGCGCTCCCAGCAGAACTGGATCAGCGCCGGAGAGATGAGATACTCGTCAGAGACGTCCGGGAACTCACCTTCCACCTTGGCGGTCCACGTCGGTGAGCCCTCACCCCACTCCTGGCGAGCAGTCTCAACCCAGATCTTGCTGACGAGACTCTCGAGCACATCATCGCCCATATACTGCCCACACACCGCGCAGTCGTAGTTGCCGGTGAAGTTGGGCGTCTCCCAGACGCTGATGGGGATGACGTTCCACCCAGACCCTGGCTTACAGATCTTGGCAAAGTGACTGTTCGGGTCATCTGGGTTACCCAGGGCAAGCACTCGCGCATTCTCGTTGGTGACCAGAGCCAGAACTGAAGTCCACAGCGACAAAGGAATACCGCAGGCCTCATCCAGCACCGCCAAGAAGTACCGCGAGTGAATGCCCTGGAACGTGTCCTCATCGTAGTCAGCAGGCTTCCGACCCATGGCGATCAGTTCCTCACTCTGATCGGCACGCTTGGTGCCAGCATCGCCCATATGCCACTGACAATCGAGGGTGATCCTTCCCCTCAGATCGCCCTCACGATGACGACGACGTATCTCACGCCACAGGATCGCCTGCACCTGCGGCCATGAAGGCGCAGTGGTGACGGCGAACGCTGTGCCCAGAGCATGCACATCCATGTACCAGCCGATCACGCCGCTGCCCGTGAAGGACTTGCCAGGACCGTGGCAAGACTTTACCGCAGTCATGCGGTTGTCCCTGACTGATTCCAGAATCTCCACCTGCTTACTCCACAGATGATGGCCCAGTTTGTCATGGAACCAACCAACAGGATCCGCTATGAACGGATCCTCGGGTGGAAACAGCCTGTCAAGCGCGAGTTGCCCCACGCCATCGGGCAGTCTGGCTACAGGTAGATCTGCAGTAGCACTTCGTCTGGGCATCCGGCTTCCTTACATCGGATCATCTTGTGTAGGTCCTCAGCGGTCTCGGCGAGCTTGGCGGCAGCACGATAATGAACGTTGGCTTCGAGCAGCTGGCGCAATCGCCATTGTGTGACGAGATCGATGACATCTTCATGGCTTTCAGCCTGCTTCACTCCTACCAGCCTCCAGCGCGAGCCTGGCATGGCTCGCGTGACCGGCATCAGGCATACCACCGTCGATCGCGATCAGATGCTTGCGCACAACCTGTGGTGCTTTGGCCCGCTGCTCCGGCGTCAAATCCAGGTCACCGAGTATCCCCTGAATGAGCCGCGCCAGCAGGTCAGCGTAGGTCTCCGCCAACTTGACAGCGCGCTCTGCGATTCCAAGGCTGATCGCTTGAGCAGAGTAGCGGGCCAAAGAGTCGGCGCGCTTCTGCCGCTCACGGGCGAAGAGATGGAACTGTTTGCCCGCGATGGTGTCTTCCACCCAGTCCTTCTCCTGCAAGGTTGCCATCTGATCCGATAGCCACTTGATCTCGCCAGCCGTGATCTTGATCATCCACATCAATGCGTCCATCGCGTTGATCTCCATCGGTGTGCCGAAGAACACCTTGGCTTCCTTCGAGATGGCGCTTCTGACGTGAGTCGGTGCGTTGCCGCCATGATACTTGCATTTACCGATGCCGAGATGCTTGGTACCCCAGCCAGACGGCAGAGCGCACAGCCCACCGTGGCGCTTCTTGGCATCGCACCGCTTACCACCTACGGCATTGCGCGTCCTGTTCACTCCTCGCTTGTACGGACCCGGAACCTTGATGGTCGGCGCTTTGGTGGCATCGGGCAGCTTGTAGCCACCCTTACTTGCAGCCCTGTTGGGACCTTTCTTCTGGCGATCCTCATTGGTCAGCTTGTGTCTGTTCGGCTGCGGCTTGCGTCCCGCCATCACCAGCGCTCCGGCCAACGCGAAGTGAACCTGATAGATTCGCCATTCCTCCGCACGGAGGAAGGATCTACGGTTGTACCGGACATCGCTGAGGTGTCCCACTCAAATGAGCCGTCATGAGCATAGGCATTTGCCTCTTGTCCTGGACCGAGGAGGATTGGCGCCCAGTCCACCGGGACATCGGGCAGCCAGTCGTTCTTCGGGTAGATGGGGGCCATGACTGCGCCGGTACGCTACCTGAAACCTGCACGCCGTGGCGGAATTGGTGGGCAGCGCCGCGAGCACGCGCAAGCGCGAGCGTATACGCGCGAGCGCACGAGCGGGAGCGCGCATACATCCGCGATCGAGAGGATCAGCGACTATTGTTCACGTGCTGCTTTATGTACCTAGCCACAAAGGTTGCCACATGGGCCCATGCCGAACGCTCATGCTCACGACCGCGCACCCAGATACCAAACTCCTTCATTCGGTCGTTTGTGGCATATCCTTTGGCTTCACCAGCAGTCTGAAGGATCATATCTGGCATATGCATGGCAAATGCACCGCGCCGGTGTTTGAGCCATTCATCCTTTGTGCCCATCCGGTATCCTTCGACTCCCCAGATTATGGCGGTACTGATCTCAGAGCTTTCACCGCCGTAGATCGTGCCAGGTTTGTAGATGAAGTCCTCCATCACAAACCAGACATGGCTCGGTGGTAGCTGCTGAGAGCGAACGCACGCATTGTAGAACCCCTGCCACTTGACGGCGATCTCGCGTATCTGGTCACGCGGATCTCCGCTGATCGTGGTACTGCCGTCATGGGACTTGGTTCTCAGCGCCTCGGATGCACCCCCACGGGCATGCGGGTTGAAGATCCCCCAGGCCAAGCCTGTGGCTCCACCGGGGTCGCATCCGAACACGCCGATGTTCACTTACGCTTCTTCCTTCTCGCCCGCTTGGGCAACTTACCCTTGTTGTCAAAGTGGTGCCGGCGTGCCCAGGCTGCGCCTTTGACGCCAAACGCCCACCTACGCTGGGCCTGACTACGAGCAGGCATTACTTGCGCCTCCGACCACCGGTCTTGCGCCACTTGCGCGCATTGAGGGCAAAGTTTGCCTTCTTCCTCATGGCCGGTGACTTGCTCTTCTTGAGACGCCGCAGAGTCTTGACGGGAATCTTCTTACCCTTGGGCGTGCCGGTTGCCCGGCGGAGAGATCCCTGACGACTCTTCTTGATCTTGATGCCAGACTTCCGCCTGGTTCGGCGGGCAGCCATGTCAGCGGTACAGCTGCTCCAACCCCTGCGTGCGCGGAGTGTTGGAGTCCTGGCCCTGTTCCTGCATCGTCTCGGGCACCCACGCTCCCCTTGTCGGGATCGGAGCCGCCGCGACGCGATCCAGCCGAGATGCGCTGACACGTGCAACGGTACGGCCACCGCTGGCCTTGCGGTAGCCGTTTTTCACGAGCTTGAACATGTCACTCCTTCCTTCGCTAGCTAGCACGTGGAAGTATAGCTGTGCTTCTTGATCGGCGGTACACCCGTCGGAGGCGGGATTGGCTTAGGTGGCTTAGGCTTGGGCATAGATCCGCCACACTTGGTCGGGCAGCCTACGGATGAACGTGATCTCGCGTCCGTCCCAGAGCGCGACGATGAACTCACGCTCAACAGGATCTGGCGTCCACCACTTGTCGACAATCCGCCAGCTATGCGTTATCCGGATCATCTTCCTTCATGATGGTCTCGAGGGCATATGGCTCTTCACCCTCTGCCTCCATGACGATGCAGACATCTTCCGGCGTCTCGAAGATGCGCAGCGTGTGCTTGTGCGGCAGCCTGACCTCGAGACTCTCAACCGCGTGGTACACGAGATCGGGCACACCTGCTGACTGTACTGCCGCGAGCGCAGCCTCATCGATCTGTAACTGCTCCGGCACACCCACCGGCAGGTTGTGGTAGTTGAGCTTGACTCTGAAACTCATGCTGTTCCTCCCTGTCTTTGATACTCATGTTCCCATAGCGTCTTGTAGCAGTCCTTGAATGGAGCATAACCTGGCACTGGCCCGAGCCAGATCCTGAACTCACCGGCCCATTCGGCCAAGGGAAAGCTTTTGGGTGGCTTCTCGGGCATGGTGTTCACACGAGTGTCCGAGTCGGGGTGCTCCTCCCAGAACTCAGAGAACAGCCACGTCTCGGCAACAAAACGCGGCACTGCGTTCACCCGCAGACAGTTCTGACACCATGCTACACTCACCGGCGCAGCTGGTACTGCGGCCACGCCAACGTACTTCGAGTCCTTGCTCTCACCGTGGCAGACGTCGCACTGCGCTTCCTTGTCTGTCACGGTCGTCCCTTTCCGTACTGTTCCTTCATCATCCACCCAATGATGAACGTGACGAGGATGAGCTCGAACAGAGCCTGTTCCTCATCTTCACCCTCTTGCCGCATGCGGATGACATTCATCGTGGTGGCGGTAAGCAGGCCGTTGTAGAACATGCGCATGCTCTCGTAGTCGAATCCGCGCCTCTCAAACCACCCGCCCACTCCCTCTGGATCTGCATGTACTTGCTCTCGTGTCTCGAACAGCAGACGCTCTATGTCTGCCAGTGTGATAGGTATCACTTCAGCACCTCCGTTAGAAATCTGATGACCTCAGACTCAATTCGCGGATCGGCGTTTCCGGCAATGTTTAGAATCTTGATGTCGTGCTTCGCGATCCAGTTCCTTACGGAACTGGGCTGGACCAAGATTTTGTAGAATGGAGTGCCGTCCGCTGCGAGCCTATCGTGTATCCTAATGTCAATGTATGGCTTCCTGTACTGTAGGATGTACTTGAGCGTGCACTTCTCGCCAGGCGTAGCGAAGCTACGCGCTAGGCGGATCGTACCATCGCTATTCGCGACGTTCGCCTCTGTGCGTGGCGGGTACTTATCGGAGCCGTGCTCCTCCATGTCGTACTTCTGTCTGTACTCACGCTTGCTGCCGGACTTCGTGATGAATCCCTTGGGCATGTGCCCACCCGTAGAGATTCCGAGCAGACGTGCGGTCATAAGACCTGCGATGTCAGCACCGTCTTGCCCTCCGCTGATGACTTTCTCTACGATGGGCATGCTTCTCCCAACACGGAGTGTTGTGTCCATGCGATGTCAGCACCGTCCTGACCGCCTGAGATAACTTTCTCGACGATTGGCATCTGAATGTGATGTCTCTTTCTGTTGGTAGTGTCGCGGTGCCCTGGGTGGATGGTGGATCTGGGGACACTACCAGGACCCTTCACCACCATCCACCCGATCGGGCGTCGCCTCTGACTCAATCGGCGGATCTCGTCGTCGGCTAGACGGTAAGTATAGCGTATTTTTCTGACACTAAGTTAGGGGTCGTTTTTCTGGTGGTATTTCTGGAAGTATTCGGGTCGGACCTGCATGGTGGGGCGGGTGAGTCGGCGAGTCCTCTCGATCGCGGATATATGCGCGCTCGCCCGCGAGGACCTTTCCCATGACGAAATTCTAACTTCTTTGACTTTTCGATTTGTTCGCGCGAGTACGCGCATGTATGCGCGATCGAGAGGATTTTCGCCTATAGTCGTCCTGTCCTTCGCGTAGCGCTCGCGCGCGAGTTAGCATGGATTGGGTGTTACTTTACTATCTAAAGAAATGGGATTTTTTCGTTTCGTCTTGGGGATTGATTTGCTGCTATTGCTTGCAAGTGGTAAAAAAGTCCGATTTTTCGTCATGTTCTGGTTTTATTAGGGTCGAGTTTCCGTGGACTTTCTTTTGTGTGGTGAAAACAAAGATAAAACCAGAGATTTACCACCAAAATTCCGCAGTAAATCGGGCTATTTGACATATGGTATTTTTGAATCACACTTTTTGTGCATTGCACCCGCACTTTCCGATTCCTTGGCCATTAGTTTTTGTGGGATTTGGCGATCGGAATTGGTTTGACGTATGGTAGTCTCAGACGATTTGGGATGTGGGGATTTGCGGGCCAATTCCTCACGTTTATGGGATCTAGCAGGGAAAACTTGATCCCACAATCGGTAGGATTTGGGGATTGTTAGCCCAAGTTTATCACGTTTCCGACTTTACGAAGTCCTTACTTCATCCAAACTCCACCCTTACTTTCTGGCGCTATCCTTCTATTAGTTCGGAAGCGCGGGCGCGGCCCGCGGAGCCGGGCTAGGCGGATCTCGCATCTAGGCAACGTCCTTTGGCGTTACGACCGTTTGCGGGGCGATCGCGCCGGGGCTACGGGGAAGATCCGTAGCGCGCGGGTAGGCCAGGCGTAGGGGCACCTACGGCCACCCTACCACCCTTAGACCCTTAGCGGGTAACGTGCCAGGTATCGGGTAAGCACGGCGGGTAA